CCCTAAGGACAAAAAGCCCACTGTTGTAGCTGCAACCGAAATTGCTGACATCTCTTCTGCCCTAGACATCAGGGAAAACAACAGCAAGCCAGATGCCAGCCTTGTCATTGAGGCATGGGTTAAGCGTGGTACTACTAGCCTGCTCCCTAAGGGTGGCTACCTAGTTATGGTCGACGACATCATTGTCGAGGCATCCACGGACGGGTTCCCAGCTGGCTACAAGGACTACCCAATCGTAAAGTTCGAGCACATCCCTAGCGGTCAGTACTACCCAGCTTGTGCCATCGACGACCTTATCCCTCTACAGCGTGAGATAAACCGTACACGTTCACAGCGTATCCAGTCGAAGAACATGATGGCTAAGCCACAGGTTTATTACCGTGAAGGCTCCCTGAGCGTATCTAAGATAAACACAGCTCCAGGTCAGTACATCGGAGTCCGTCCTGGGTTTGAGTACCCAGCTTCAGCTCCTATGCCTCAGCTACCTAACTACGTACAGGAAGAGCTGAACGCTCTCGACACAGACCTAGAGAACATCTCTGGTCAGCACGAAGTCTCCAGAGGACAGGCTCCTCCGGGTATCGAAGCCGCCACTGCTATTGCGTACCTGCAAGAGCGTGACGACAGCTACCTTGCTCCAACCTTTGCGTCCATCGAGGAAGGCTTGTCCAAAGTGGCAAAGTTCGCTCTCATGCTGGCTGCAGAGTTCTGGACAGGTGAGCGCACGGTTAAGGTCGTTGGAGACAACAACGGCTTCTCCGCTGAGATGTTCCGTGGATCTGACATCGCACGTGGTACGGACATCCGTATCGAAGCGGGCTCAGCTCTACCTACGTCTAAGGCTGCTAAGCAATCTCTAGTAATGGACATGATGCGATTAGGCATCATCCCACCAGAGGACGGCCTAGAGCTGCTGGACGTATCCACACTCAGCCGTTACACGGACAACCGTGGAACTCGTCCCGATGAACTTCGTGGACAGCGTGAGAACATTATGTTCAAGGCTCTCACTGAGATGGCAGTCATGCAGCACTACCAGTCATGGCAGCAAGGTGTAGCTCAGGGTAACCCAGCGATGTTCAACCAAGACACTCAAGCGCCGCTTGCGCCGCCTTCAGTCGTTCCGGTTAACAAGTGGGACAACCACGCTGTACACATCCAAGAGCACGACAACTTCCGTAAGAGTCCTTCATACGACTTGCTATCAGACACTCAGAAAGCTGAGCTGAACAAGCACATCAATATGCACGAGATGGCCCTTGCGGCGTTACAGGCTACACAAATCCAACAGATGCAAATGGGAGTAGTACCTCCTGGACAGCAACAACCACCGACACAATAACAAAGGAGAATCATGTCAGAAGAGTATGACGAGCTACAAGATGTTACAGAAGAAGAAACCGAAGAAGAAGAAGTAGAAGAAGAGTCAGACGATAATGAAGATGCCGCCGACAGTTCAGGTAATCCAGCGTGGAGCGAGCTCTACGATGTTTTGCCTAAGTCTCTGCACGGAATGGTTGAACCAGTTATCGCAAAGTGGCAGTCTGGGGTTGACACCCAGTTTGAGAAGTTCAGTCCTTACAAGAAGTTCGCTGAGGCTGGCGTAAACCCAGATGTCATAGAAGCTTCTATGGAGCTTGCACGACAAGTTGCGAGCAACCCTAAGTCTGTCTACGACGAGCTAGCTGAGCGCTATGGATGGAAAGAAGCTCAGGCTATGGTTGAACAGGCCGTAGAGAACGTCGAGGAACTCGCAGATAACGACGACATCTTCGGAGACGACGAGAAGCCTTCCGCAGAACTAAAGGCCCTGAAGGCCGAGCTGGACTCACTGAGGGACGACCTGAACTCACGGGACGATGTAGTACAGCAGCAGGCACTGAACAATGAGATTGAAGATTCACTTTCTTCACTTGCTGAGGAGTATGGCGAATTTGACAATGAAGCTATTGTCCGTAGAGCCATGATCCTTGCTGATGATTACCCAGATGCTAGCATGCAACAGCTGTTGAATGCAGGGTACGAACAGTACAGTGGCGAGATGGAAAAGATGCGCTCGGTAATCAAGAAGGCCCCTAAGGTGGCAGGTGGTACTGCAAATAAAGTACCAGCTACCCCAGCTAAGGTGCTAAACACACGTGAAGACCGAATTGCCGCAATCGAGGAAATCGTAAAGCGTACTCTTAGTTCGTAGCATTCTTGTGATAAAATAATCAATAGTAGTGAGTACGGCTCAGCATGAGCTAGGGCGAACGAAGTAGATAAATTTTATTACCCTAAACACGAGGAGTGTGTATGTCCGAAGGACAGAACCTCGCTATTGCCAACGTCATCCTTAAGGATGTATACGGTGACATTAACGAGCAGATCAACAACGCAACCCCGGTTCTAGATGGTATTAAGTCATCCGCCCGCAACATTACCCAGGTCGGTGGTCTAGGTGTGAAGTTCGTCGCACACGTAGGTCGCAACACTGGTATTGGTGCTCGCAGCGAAGACGAAGACCTTCCAGAAGCCGGCAACCAGCAATACGTCGACGGTCAGACTGGACTAAAGAGCTTCTATGGCTCTGTACGTCTAACTGGTCAGGTTATGGCACAGGCTTCACAGAACTACCAAACCTTTGCTGACGTAACCGCTGAAGAAATCGAGCGCATCCGTGACGATATCGCTAAGGACCAGAACCGCCAAGTATTTGGTGACGGAACTGGAACTCTAGCTAAAGTCGCAGTAGACGCTTCCTCCAGCACCACTGTCGAGTTTGACTCGGTTAAGTACCTACACATTGGAATGCGTGTAGATGTGCTAACCGTTGCAACTCTCGGGGCTTCAGTGCCAACAGCAGGTCACGCTGGTGGATACGCAACCATTACCAACATTGCAAAAGCTACCAAGACCGTGACATTCGACAAGGCTGTCACCGCTCTAATTGGTTCTGCTGCTGTACGCTCTAACTCCACGGGATCCGCACAGGTGAACAACTGGAACAAAGAGTGGACTGGTTTCGGCGCTATGATTTCATCTACCGGAGTACTTCACGGAATTGACCCAACATCAACACCTTCATGGGCTGCAAAAGAGACCGACATTTCAGTTGCCGGTACTCCACAGCAAATCACCGAAGTAGACATGATCGGCATGGTTACTGACATTGCCGAGGACGGCGACAAGCCAGACGTTATCTGGACCGACCACGGTTCATGGAACGGATACTGGAAGGCTCTCGAAGAGAACCGTCGTTATGTCAACAAGGTCGACCTACAGGGTGGTAACCGTTCACTTGGTTTTTCAACCGAGTTCGGTGACCTTCCATTCAAGGCTGACTTCGATGCTCCAGTTGGTAAGATGTGGTTTGTCAACCAAAAGAAGATGAACCTAAACACCAGCCGTGGTTGGGAATGGATTGACGAGGACGGTTCCAAGTGGAAGCAAGTTCCACGCCGTGACGCATTCATTGCCTACCTACGTAACTACTCAGAGCTATCTACATACCGTCGTAACACTCACGGTGTTATTTCTGGTATTGCTTCTGGCATTTAGTCACTAACCGTTGAGGGGGCGTAGGTTAATTCCTGCGCCCCTTTAATCATAAGGAGAGAACATGGCCATCGAGTACTTCAAACAAAAGAACACAATCCCAGACTTGACGGAGCTAGACAGGCTAAGAGACCTGCCTGTGTCGGCGTACCGATTAGCCCGTATGCTTGCAGACTACGACCACACCATATTCATTAGGAAGCTTTCTCCTTCGCATCCTCAGTTTGACAAAACGCGACCATACAGCATCGTTGTCAACGGTGACCGAGACAGGTTCGTTCTCAAGAATTATGCAGAATGGCAGCTAGACGAACGAATCATGGCTGACATCCTTCAGTTTGATGTCACGAATGCTGGCATGTCAATAGATGATGAACAAGCTCTAAACGCTGCACACAAAATGATGCAGGCAAAAGAGACACAGGAGAACATGGCTGAAAGACATGAAATGGCCAGAGATGTTGCTAAACTAGGATTGTCCAAAAACTTTGCTCGACACAACGGAAAGCTGCTGTTCGACCCAAATGCCTAGAGACTACTACAGCAAGACAGTCGCTGACGTCATAACAGATGTCAAGCGTATCTTTGGCGACGAAGCCCTCGTTGAGCTAAAGTCAACCGACCTCGTTCGCTGGACCAATGCCGCACAGCGAGAAGTGGCTATGAGCCACACTATCCTTAAGGCTAAGGCTAGCCACAACCTTGTAGCCCTGCAGAGCCTATACGTAATCCCCCTAGACAGCCCAGTAGCACAAGTGCAGGGCGTACACATCGAGGGCAAGCCACTACGGGGCGTTAGCTTCCAGAGTGCGCAGGAGACCATCCTCAGGGACGACCCGGAGATGAAAGCCAGCGGAGAACCAAAGGTTTGGTACGAGTGGTCTGGCGATCTATACATCTATCCATCCCCAGCTGCTGACGTAGAGAACGGGCTAGAGCTCTTCTACATCTCGTACCCTACTGAGCTACTTACTACCGTTCAGGCTCTCACTGTCCCTGACCGTTTCTACAACCAGGTTGTTGACTACGTGCTAGCACAGGCGTACAGGCTAGACGAGAACTGGCAGGCAACCGCTTACCAGGATGCAAGGTTCAGGGATTCCATGAACAGACACCTTGCAAAAGAAGACATTGTGGATATCCAGTTCTACCCAACCAAGGTTGTCCTACCAGAGGATGAGTAGTGGCTAGGGAAGGCTTAGTAATATCCGACTTCTCCGGCGGACTGAACAACGTCGTAGACCCGTCGCTTATTGAAGAAACTGAAGTTGCGGGACTTGTTAATCTCATTATCTCCCGAACTGGCAAACTCATTAGCCGTCCCCCAATCGTGAAAGTTGCTGACTATCCAGTAGGCGCTACCGATGCGAAGGCTCTAGGTTACTTCCGCAACGAAGACAGCACCGTCTTTATGGTGGTGGCAACTGACTCAAAGACTTACATTTACGACCTTGTAGCAGACATCTGGACTGAGGTCTGGGGCTACAAGGCGCTAGATATGACAGCCTATGCAAACAGACTTTACCTAGTAAGTGACACAAACGGCGGTGGTTACTGGTCTAAGGTTGCAAGTACTTACCAGTGGACTGCCCTTAATGATCCCGTCACTGGCATCCCTAATGCAAACCAGATCCACTTCACAAAGGGTCGGATTTACGTTTCAAGCAGGGCGTTAGGTAATACTTCAACCCTTAGATACTCCGAGCTGGACAGCACAAATCTGGGTACTACTATCGATGAGTTCCCTGTTACTAACTTCATTAAGGTGAATGAGGGTGACGGAGATAGCTTAATAAAGATCATCGAGGGCAACAGCGAGCTTTTCCTGTTCCGCTCGAACTCAACTTACCGCCTAGCGTTCAGCGCATCTGCTGACCCCTCGCTGGGCTCCCTCACGTCTATGTCTCAGACTATTGGGGCCGACTGCTCCCGCAGCGTCATAGAGGGCGACAACTACCTAGCCGTGCTGCATGCTGGGACTTTATACCAGTTTGCTGGTTACAACTACTTCCCATTCAACCCTGCCAACAAGGTTCAGTTCAAAGTTCAGCCTAACTTTACAGGACAGAAACAAGGGCTGACAAAGCTAGGTCCATACCTATTAGTGTGGCATCACGGCTACATGTACTGCCATGATACGGAGACTGGATTATGGTCCGAGTGGGAGTCTGACACGAACGCAGCACACTTCTTAGAAGCCCCTCGTGGCAGCTTCCTGGCCTCTTCCGCTGTTCCGACTGCTTATGGTGTGCCCCACTCTGATTTCGCCTCAAAGGGGCTGCTGAAGCTTGCGCTAGAGAACACTGCAACTTCTGCTGAAACCATTAGATGTTCTATGACAACCAGGACCTACGATCTAGGGCAGCCATCGCTGTTCAAGAGGCTATTTGGCTGGGAACTACTTGGCGTATTTGTCAACTGGGTAGAAGGTGGACTGACGCCTATCGACGCTTATACGGACCTGAACGAGCAGATAACATGGGGAGAGCTGAGTGCGTACACTTGGCAGGAAGCCGAAGACGGAGAGATACCGTGGCTACCAGTGAACTCAATCGTGCCCGTTATTGTCCCAAGGCTGCCACGCTACAACCCTAGACCTGTAGTTGTCAGGATAAGCGGCAAGCAAACATTCAAGCGGGGCTACTTCACCATAAGATTCCAGAACGATGGCACGACCATTACTGCCCCTAGCCGCCTAGATGGAATTGTTTTGTACCTAACTAACGGACGCCGCATGGCTATTGGAAGGACCGCATAATGTCAAACATTGGAGGAGGCGGCTTCAACAAGTATGCTGCTGGTGGCAAGCGTTACGGAATCGGTATCGCAGGACCAAATACTGGCATGTCGCTCGACAAAACGGGTTACAAAGAAAGAAGCGCTAATCAACGTTCCAAGAACGCTGCTCTGCTAAAATGGGTTCAGGGAAAGAACAACTCCCGCATGTTCGCAAAGCCAAGTAGCCAGATAGGAAAGCAGTAATGGCAATAGGTCCGATACTAGATAAGGGTAACTCGACTGCCGCGTCGGCTCGGTCTGCTTTTGGTATCGGTAACGGCAGCCAAGGAGCCCCTAAGTACATAGCAAAGCCTGCAAAGCCTGCTACAAAGCCCAGCTTTAAGGGGCGCGACTTTGCGAGCTTGAAGAAGGCAGCAGCTAAGCCGGTAGTAAAACCAGCCCCACCAATCACAGCTACTGGCTCTGTTGAGAAGCAAATTCTTGGGCAACTTAAAGACAAGAATATTATTGGAAACCCTGATGGCGGTGGCGGTGGCGGTGGCAAAAAGCCTGGCGGTGGCGATGCCGCACTAGGGCTGCAGGAAACCTATGCGAACGATGCAGCTGACAACGCTTACAGAGCGGCTCAAGCCATGCGTACGTTCCAGCGAGATCAGGCAGGTAGGCAGCTTACCGACGCTCTGGGTACAATTGACAGGGCTGCAATCGAAGGCTACAAAGGCATTGGGAATGACTACGCTGCAAGAGGTCTAACCAAAAGCGGCGGCTACCAGAACAGGGAGTCCATGGCGCTGTTTGATAAGGACGCAGCTGATGCGCGAGCTAACCAGTCAGTAAAAGACTTCCTTGAAATGCTAGACGAACAAGGCACAGCTGACTTAGAAAAACTTGGCACTACAAAACAGCAAATTTTAGCTGACTTCTTGGCTCGTAAGTTTGCAAAGAATGGAGGTTAATCATGGCTTCGTATGATTTCGGTGGTGCTAGTGATTACGAGTATGGGGGAGGCGGGAAGCAATCCGTTAAGAAGTCCCTTGACACTGTTGTTAACAATTACACGTCAAGAGGCCAAGGCATAGCTGGTCAAACACCAGCTGGGTCAAAGGATGGTTCCGACCGCAAGTTTCGGCCTAGCGGTATTAACCTAGCTGCTGATGCCGCCGCACAGCAACAGTCCGCCTTAGACGCTCTATGGGCTCAGGCTTACGAGACTACTGGCGGAACAAACTGGGGTGCTATTAACAGCCTAAACGCTCAGAAGACGGCGCTAAACAAGAACTACGCTACAAACAAAGCTGACGCCGAGAGCATGTACGGAACTCTTTCTACCGATGCGGCGGTAGCTTCAACAGGATTAATTGGTGACATCCAGGAGATGGGTGGTCAGCTAAACACGGCTTACGATAACCAGATTCAGGGTAGCCAAGACGCTTCTACCAAAAGGCAGGAGCTGCTCTCAGCTGAGCAACAGCGCCAGCAAGCAAACAGAGAAAGAGTCCAAGCTAGCCTGGGGGTTAGCAAGGAGGGCTCCTTGATGTCTTACGCTTCCGATGCTGGCTTAAGTAAAGGGATGGCTGATGTTGCAGCTAGCGCTGGTAGCTGGGAAGACTTGCTACGAACTAACCAGCTCACCGCTAAGGGGTCTACTGACAGTCGAGTAACTGGTGCGGCAAACACTCGTGACCAGACTATCCTGAACATGAAGAACTACCTTGACGGACAGGTTGGGCAGATAGACTCTCAGATTGCAAATTACAAGTCACAGGGACCTACAACAAGCCTTACCGCTATCGGCAAGATGCTAACTGGCGCTCAGAACGATCAGGTGTTCAAGGAAGCACAGCGTATGTTCCCTGACCAGTTTGGTGCTCTAGAAGCTCCTGAGATGACTGAAATTGAAGCGCTTCGTTCGTCGTTGAATGTAACAGCTCAAGAATACGCAGACATGCAGGCTACCGCAGTAGAGAAGTTTGCTCGGGGAGCAGAGAGCGGCTGGAGCTTGGACAACAAGCTGACAGATAAAGAACAAGCAATCCTTCAGGCATCAGGATACCCTCAATACTTATTGGCTGCTGGCGGGGGCAAGACAACGAAATAAAGGTAGAATAGTACAATGGCTCAAGACCTCAGCAAACTAATTAGCTACCTGCAATCCCAACCAACAACGGTAAAGAGTGCCTCAAGCGCTCAAGGCGCTCAGCCTGTTGGTGGGACTGGAAGCTTTGTGTCAGGTAATTCCTCGTTTGTCCCTAGCAAAAGCAATATCGGTGACGACTTGCTGCAGGGCGTAGGCAGCTTCACAATGAGCATGCTGCGTGGACTAACTGGTATCCAGAGAGGTGTGGCTAACACTGTCTACGGTGCGTTACCTGCTGTGAATGAGGCCGGCAGGTTGGCTCAGGGTGGCATTCAGGCAAATGAGCTTGGTAGCTACGGGGCTACAATATGGAACGGCTTCTGGGGAGGTCTAGGCGGATTCACAAAGGGTATGGCTTACTCCGGCATGCCAGCTACCTACGAGAGCCGAAAAGTACTCAACAAAGTGTTTGGTGGAGATGACATAGTTGAGGGTACTTACGGCCTTCTTAAAAGCGATCTCTTTAAAGAGACTTTAAAGACGAACCCTGAGCTTACAGGGATGACAAGCGAAGAAGTCCTATTCGACCTACCAAAGCCTTTGTTTGACATTCCCTTCCTGGGAATCGACTCTGATCAGGGTCTGCCGGTAACCCCAATAGGGTTATTCTCCTTCGGCTCAGATGTAGTTACAGACCCAGCCAGCTGGGCTACGCTGGGAATAGCTGGTGCTTTAAAGGGAACAATATCTGGCGTAGCAAAGAAAGCTGGTGCGACAAGGGCTTCTATCAGAGCAGGAGGCGTCGAGAAGCTTTCGCCTCTAGAGCGGTCAGAGGCAGCAGCTAGACCCTTCTATGGGAAGTTTGTAGACGGTAAATTAGACAAGTCTGGTACGATGTCCCCCATACTAGGTGACGCTGCCTATAACGCTGCAGATACTAACCCCTTTACTTTTATGGCTAAGGAGACCTCCAGAGGCTTCATGGAGGCGCACAAGTTTGCTGCAGACAGGGGTATCGCTAGACGCCTAAATAGGGTGACCAGGAAGAACGGGGAGTCGCTTCTTAAGCAGGCGGGCACTAAGGTAACTGAGGCCGGCGGAGATGTAGGCGATGCTGAGCAAATGTTTAAGGCTATCGACGATCTTACCGAAGAGATGGCCGTCTACCAAGATGCGAAATTCAAGGTGTCAAAGGACAGCGCTGAGGCAATAGCCCGCATTAAAGAAGGAGAGGTTGCCGCAAGAGTGGCAGCCGCTGAGAACGCAAAGCGACAGGTCCCATTTGCAGCCGACAGGGCAGCACGACTAGCTGAGCAGAAAAACACGCTAAACCCCGATAGGGCTGCAATCGTACAGCGGGCAGACGAAGCTCGAAAGATTACCAGAGGCGTAAAGAACTGGGAGAACTACGTACCAAAGGTACGCCCATCAAAGAACGAGCCAGACCTAACCAACTCTCTAGCTGACAACCTAACCGCTGCAAACGGTTTAGATGGGGGAGACATCTCCTCCGCATGGAACAGCTTCGCTAAAGGCGCTATAGACAGAGGCAACCCCTCGGCTATTACATCTGCGCTAAGAGACATGTTCTCCATCGTGGGACACAGGGAGTTCTCGAAGGGCTCAGTTCTAGAGACTGACCCTAAGAAGCTAAGCAGGCTACTATCCAGAGACTCCTCTCGCTCGGCAGAGATGGCAAAGCTAAAGGGTCTAATCAAGTCTGACGTAACCCGAAAGAACCCGAAAGCTACCGCTGGTAAAGGCGTAGCTGGTTCTGGAGCTGCAACAGATGCAGCAATCAATGACGGCATCTCCGAAGCCGCTAGCAAGCTGTTCGGCATGAATGCTTATGGCGCTGAGTTTGAAAAAGTGCTTCTAGAGATTACTGACAGAATCATGGGCGGTGAGGACTTCGGTCCAATGCTGAATGATGCATTCGGGGGACAAACCCGTGTGTTCGCTGAGAGACTTAGATACGCTGCTGAGAGGGACGTCTCCACAGTGTCCCCTGAGGCTAACCTCGTTGAAGGCTTCATGGGTACAAGGGGTGGAGCAGATTCCTACAACCCTTACACCATCCAGATGGACCAGCCAACAATCAGCTCGCT